TTCAACCAATAAGAACTTCTGGCAACCTTGGAGTCAACAGTTACCAGCTGGAACACAACACCCTGCTACGTTTGACTTTGCTAAGATTAAGTTCTTTGATAACTTGTATATTGGTATTTCTACAGTAGGTCAACTATACTACTCATTTGATCTTGCTAATTGGAACCTAAGAACCATAAGTCATCCTAATCAGATTCGTGACTTAGTAGATACTCCATACGGAGATTTCTCAAGTAGAAGAGTTATCACAATTGGATCAGGAACAACTACTTTCTATGCAGATCCAGTAATCAACAGAGCGACTGCAACTGCATCCGTGACTGCTGGTGTTATCACAAGTGTTAGTATCACTGATGGTGGATTTGGTTATGAAGTTGGTAGTAATCCTCCAGTAATAGTCGAAGCAGATAGGACTAAGAAGGAAGATATATTCTCTGTCAACGCAGTCGGAGACTTTGGCGATATTGTAGGAATAAATACATGGCTACCTGGCACTGCTGGTGTACTACCTAGATTAGCATTTACACTCAAGTCACAGTATAACGATAACTCAAACTTAGGTTATGGTTATTCTTCCTTGAACGCACTAGGAGTTGAATATACTGGACTTCAGAAAGGTGATTTCTTCACCATCTATGATAGTTCTCTAGTTGTTGGCCATGCACTGACTGGTATTACAACCTCAAGTGGTTCAAACCAAACTGTTGGTATGGTAACTTCTGGTGATTATCTTAGTGGTGTATTCAGAGTAGAAGAAGTGACTGTTGGTGATGCAATCTCTGGACTTGCTACTGTTACATGTGCTTTCTTACCTGGCCCAACACCTTATGGAAATAATACAATCCAAGTTGGTCTCGGTGTAACATCAAACATGGATACCTTCTGGGGTAAATATAGTTGGGGTAAATTCTTTGGTTATCAGAATCGTGGTGCTGGTAATCCAACTAATTTCCTAGTCAATACTATGAACGGAAACGTAGGATTATCTACTGCTGCCGTGGTTTCTAGAACCAAACCATTAACTTAACCACTAAATAAAACAAAAAGACTAGTTTTTTAAAATGCCTGCCATAATATCCGAACAGTTTAGAATTTTAAATGCCGAGACTTTTGTTAAGAGTTTTGTCGGAGTCGGATCTACTGTTAACAAATACTACGCTTTTATGGGATTACCCAATTCCATAGAACCAAAGGCGGGCGGTACTGCCACATGGGCAACCGACACCCCATCACCCCTAGACGGATTTGAGGAAGAGTACTCCATCAAAGAGTCTATCATTGCGATGAAGAAGGTAACTGATAAAGATGTTCGCAGACTTGTTAGAAAAGTATCATGGGTTGCAGGCACCACCTATGAGATGTATAGACATGACTACAATATTTACAATTTAACACCAATTACTTCACAAGGTAGTTTGTACGATTCAAATTACTACATAGTAAATGAAGACTTGAAAGTTTACATCTGTCTACAAAATGGATCAGACCCTGAAAACTCAAAGGGTAGGCCTTCATATGACCAACCCACATTTGTTGACCTTGAACCAAGGGCAGCTGGCACTAGTGGCGATGGTTACGTTTGGAAATACCTTTATACGATTAAGCCATCCGAAATCGTTAAGTTTGACTCTATTGAATACATACCAGTGCCCGAAAACTGGGGCAACGAAGGCGAGACTGTTGCAACAAAGGCTAATGCTATAGATGGAAAGATCGAAGTTGTTGTTGTTAATGATAGAGGCTCTAACTATCAACCGATCTCTACATCTTTTGCTAATGTTCCGATTCTCGGAGATGGATCAGGCGGAAAGGCAACAATTACGATTGATTCTTTCGGAAAGGTATCTGAGGTATTTGTTACTGATGGAGGAGAAGGATATACCCACGGATCTATACAATTCTTTCCAGGCGCTCCTGGCAGTCAGTCTGGGGGTGTTCTTGCTAACCTTACCAATACAGGAATAGGAACTACATCTGTTGCTGGGTTCAGTGTGATTATCCCACCTAAAGGTGGACATGGATATGATATCTACAGAGAATTAGGAGCATACAGAGCATTACTATATTCCAGATTTGAGACACTAGAAACTAACCCTGACATAATTGAAGGCAATGACTTTGCTAGGGTTGGACTAATAAAAAACCCCACCGTGTTTGGTAGTAGTACAGAATTACTAGATACCGCAATGGTGAGTGGACTGAAAGCATTGAAATTAACTGGGGTCACTACAGCAACAACCTACGCTGTTGACTCTGAAATTACACAAACAGTTGGTTTAGGATCAACTGCGGTTGGATATGTAGCAGCATGGGATAAAGTCACTGGAGTGTTGAAATATTATCAACCAATGGGTCTTGCATCTAGTGAAACTGGGTATAAGATTATTCCTTTCACTTCAACTCCTGATGCTGGATATGGAGTTACTGTTCAAGGTTCATCTGTAGTTGGTTCACTTCTCTCTGTTGACACTAACTATAACGGTGTTAGTACCTCAATAAATAATAAAGTATATCAACTTGGTATGAGTTTTAGTGCTGGTATTTCATCGGCAGAATTCAATACTAAATCAGGTGAAATAATTTACATTGATAACAGGGCTGCGATTCCTAGATCGGCAAGTCAAAAAGAAGACATCAAAATCGTGCTGGAGTTCTAAAAGCAAATGCCACAAAATACCAACTTAAATTCATCTCCGTACTTTGATGATTTTAATGAGTTAAAGAATTATCAGAGGGTACTATTCAAGCCAGGTTTACCTGTACAGTCTAGAGAACTTACAACACTTCAATCGATTCTACAGAATCAGGTTGAAAAATTTGGTAAGCACTTCTTCAAAGAGGGTTCTGTTGTAATTCCAGGCCAGATTGCTTATGATTCTGAGTATACTGCTGTTCAAATCGATGACAGTCACTTAGGTATTCCAGTATCCATATACCTAGAGAATTTAATAGGTAAAAAAATTAAAGGTGAAACTAGTGGTGTTACTGCTAAGGTAGAAACTTATATTACAAATAGAGAATCAACAAAAGGGGCATATACTTTATACATCAAATATCAGAGTTCTAGTGATTCTGATTTCTCTAGAAACAGTTTTGCAGACGGAGAGAACTTACTACTACAAGAGGATATGAATTATTCTCTATCAAGTATTAGATCTGGGGCTAGTTTTGCAACAACATTAATATCAAATGCGACTGCAACAGGTGCTGCAGCAAAGATAGCTACTGGTGTTTATTTCATTAGAGGATTCTTCGTAACTGTTGCTGATTCTACAGTTATCTTGGATCAGTACAGTAACAAACCATCATACAGAGTAGGTTTACTAATCAAAGAAGAATTAGTAACTGCATCTTCCTCAGATAATGACTTATATGATAATGCAAGAGGATTCTCAAACTTTGCAGCGCCTGGTGCTGATAGACTCAAGATTTCTACATCTCTAATCAAGAAGTCTCTTACTGATCTAAATGATGAGAACTTTGTAGAGTTGATGAGAATTGAAAATGGTATTCTCAGAAAGTTTGTAAAATCTGGAACTAAAGTTGATGATCTAATTCGTGATGAGTTAGCAAGAAGAACATTTGATGAGTCTGGTCATTATTATATCAAACCATTCCCATTATCACCTAAAGAGTGTCTAAATGACAGGATAGGAAATAATGGTGCTTACTATTCTAATCAATTAACACAACAAGGCAATACACCGATAGAAGATTTGATGTGTTTGTCTATAGGGCCTGGAAAAGCATACGTTAAGGGATATGAGATAGAAACACTTAACACTACGACTGTTGATGTTCCCAAACCTCGTACAACACAAAAAATAGTTAACGAGTCATTACCATTCAGTGTAGGTAGACAGATAGAACTTAATAACGTCTATGGTTCACCTCTAATTGGTGTCAGCACTAGTTCTTATGTAAAACTATTCAACGAAAGAACTTCTACTGTAGGCACACCAAACGGTGAACAAGTCGGTGTTGCCAGAGTATATGATATGAAATTGAAGAATGTTGGTTATGCAGATTCTTCTACAATATTTGAATCATCTTTGTATGATATTCAGACATTCACATATCTACAACTAAACACAAAAGCGACTGTAAATCTCCCAGCATATGTCGTTGGACAAAACAGTAACGCTTCTGGATATGCTTATACATCTTCAAATGGATCTACACAACTTACTTTGTATCAGGTATCTGGTCAATTCCAAGTAGGTGAGGAGTTCTTTATCAACGGTGTTACTGCAAATAGAAGTATCACAGAAGTGGAAGACTATGGCATAGATGATGTAAAACAGTTAGTCAGTAATGATATGACTAACTATCCATTCACAGCAGATCCTATCCTAAGTCTA